AGAAGTAAGTATTAAATTATTAACTAATTCAACTGACGCTACTGCGATAGACCAATCATCTACTTTAGAGGCTTCTTCTGTTGCTAAAGGTTCTTCCGGTAAGTTTTTCGGGATTGAAGGTAGAATTGACTCAACTGCTCCAACGCTTACTTATTATGTCCAATTCTTGAATTATACTTCTGTCCCTGCAGATGGAGTTGTTAATCATTTAAAGACTCCTTATAAAGTCCAGCATACAAACGGGACTGACAGTAAATTTACTTTAGATTGTTCTTTCCCGAATGGTATTTATGCTTCTACCGGGATTGTGATTGTAGTTTCCACTGCTGAATTTATTAAAACTATTTCAGGGGCTTATTATTCCGGGACTGCCTATTATATCTAATTTATAAAAAATTGATTTATGTCTATTTCAACAACTGACGCAACGAATGTAGGCTCTGTGCTAAATATGGACCCTAAGAACAATCAGAATAGCCAAAATTCTTTAGGGGCAACCATAGTTAGAAATGGTGGCATTCCAATTATGAAGCCACTCCAATTAAATGGTAATAATGGTACTTTTACAGTTAATGTGTTTCAGATAAATGGTATCGTAAAGATTATAGGTTTATATGCTAATGTATTCGGATCACTTGGTAATTGTACTAATGTATTTCTTGATTTATGGGATGGTGGAGGGGCAATACCTGTAACCGCTAATCCCGGCACTAATTTATCCGGCGCACCACAAAATAGTTTTATTTTGAAATCCGGTAATAATACAGAGCCTATTAAATATAAAACTTCCGGTACTGGAATTTTTGTTGAGGATGGTTTGAAGGGATTTTTTGTTGGTCAAAAGAATGGCTCGCCCACATTTATTAGAATGACTTATACAACTATTGACACTCCAACATCAGGCCAAATAGATTGGATTGCTGTTTTTATTCCTCATAGTAATGGTTCTTGTGTTATGCCGGCTTAATTTTTAACTTAATTTAATTATGGCTACATTTGAAATAATCTCTAAAGATTATGCTAAAAATATAACATCAGAAGTATCTGATGATGGTTCCTTTGTTCAAGTAGAAGGAGATTATCTAAAAAATGCTCAAGGTGGATATGTTAAGACTGTCCTTCAAGTTAAATTTATAAAAGATGATGAATCAGAGAGTGAAGTGCAAAGATATGAGGTTGATGGTGATGATGATGAGATAATTGAGTCTTTATTACAATCTTCTGCTGATGAGTATAATTTAAGAATTAACTAATAAACCATGCCTCGATCATCATTATCACAATCAAGAGTACTAACAAGAGATTATGAAGACTGTATTGTTTCAAACGGGTTTTCTAGCAATTTTTCAACTAATTCTTATAACCCAACTTATAATTCAGGTGAAAAGCTAAGTTGTTTTGGGTGGGTAAAAATTAGTCAAAATGCTAATTACATATTCTCTCAATTTGCTTATATGGCAAATCAGAGAAGTTGGTTACTTTATACAGACAATACAGGCAAATTAAGGGTTCTATTATCGAATAATGGCACTGCTATAATGAAATCTTATATCGGTACAAATGCAATAGCCGACGGAGCTTGGCATTTTATTGCTATGACTTGGAATACCGCTGTGGGATTGAAACTTTATGTAGATGGTAAAGAAGAAACTGTAACTAAAATTACCGACAATCCAAACCTTAACTTACATCAATCAATCTCTAAGATAGCTATTGGGCATGGATATTCCTCTTTAGGAACACCTGTTGGAGCCACTCCCGGTAGTTATAAAATGTTTGCTACTGTTCCAGATGAATTAACTGCTCAACAGATAGCTGATATTTATTACAGAGGGGAAATTGATTTTACTACTTCCGGTTATTGGAAAATAGACGAAGCTTCCGGGGCTACCTTAATTGACAGCTCCGGTAATGGGAGAGATATATCAGCTTTTAATGGGACTTGGAGTTTACAAGGCCCTTACAAAAAGAGGGCGGTTAGTGTTAAAAGGTATCCGGTTAAAGATATTTTCCAGAAATCCATTGGCTCACTAAGTGTTAGCACCAGTGCCGCCATTACTCCTGACCATGTTAATTTACAGAATATTTTTGACACAGGAGGGGCTGTTAGTTTCTGGTTTAATGAGCGGACAATGGGGGGAAGCAATATTGGGAGTTTTATAAGTAAAACAAATCCAACCTCGACAGGAGGTTGGCAGATAAGACATTATGGTAGTTTAAATATAAGGTTTTGGAAGGCATTTAGTGGCACTTATGCTGCTTTTAGGCTTTCCGGCTCAGTATTAGGAAATTGGAATTGGCTTTTTGTTTGGTATGATGCTTCTAATGTAGCCAATATCCCTGTTTGTTATTATGCGGTTGGTTTTAATTCTCCATCAGCAGTTACTGTTACAGTTGCGACCGCACCGGTAGGCACAGCTCAAGGGGATACAGGCATGGATGTAATGTTTTGCGATACACCTTGGGCGGCTAGTAATTTCGATGGGAATATAACAGGAATAAAACTATTTAGAGGAACTGCTCCAACTTTAGAACAGATAAAAGATTTATATTACAATGATATAACTCCTTCGACTTTATCTTTAATAGANACTTGGAGGAAAGGAACTGTTGATTTTGAAAGTGATACAGGCCTCCATAATGCTGTTTTAAGCGCCCCTGCAACTTTAACTGATTATGTTCCAGTTAAAACAAGAACTCCTATAACTTAATAAAATATGTACACAACAGTAACAAAAGTTAGGCAGATGGCAGGATTTGTTGGCAACACCAATGTTACTGATGCCATGTTTTCAACTTTTATCATCAGGGCGGAAAGTATGATCAACTCCCGGATAGGAGAAATTTATACATTACCACTGCCAAAGTTTTATCTTCAAACAATTACATTCAGCGGGACTGGTAGTGGTTCCGGAACAATGACAATTACTATTGATGGCACTAATTATGCAGTAGCTGTAACTACAGGCTTAACAGCTAGTCAAGCTGCAGATTTATTCAGAACTGCAGCAGCTAGTAGCACAAGTTTTTCAGCTGATGGGATGGGGGCAGGGGCAACTGTAACTATTTACAATTTAGGCCAAGATTCAGATTCTACTGATGTAACTATAACTTCTACAGACCCACAAACTGTTCAGGGGATAACTGCAATAGGAGGAACTGTAACAGAGACTGCGATTCCTTTCATTGAGTCCATAGCTACCCAAATAGCTACAGCTTTGGCTCTTATTCAGGAATATGGCCCGGAAGCACAAGGTACTGATAAAGATGGTTTTAATAGACTATCTGTTTGGGAAGGAATTTTGAAAGAAATACAGAAGAAATCTGAGAAGTTATATGACTTTTCCGGATCAGAATTGCCAAAATCGACTGCTCGGCAATTAAGATTTTATCCAACAACTGCCAGTTATGATGATGATACAGACCCAACTGCTCCTCAATTTACCATGAACAAAGAATTTTAATGTCAACTTTTTCAATAGACATCAATGGAGATACCCGAATAGCAGGAATAATGAATGAGTTGGGTGATGTAATATCAAATCCTAAAGAATCTTTAAAAGAAATTGAAGGACTCATTATAAAGGAAGTTGGCAAGCAATTTGAAACAGAGGGAGCCAGATTAGGCTTGAAATGGAAAAAATTAGCCACTGCAACAGTCATAGCAAAGGCAAGGGCCGGTTATGGGGAGAAAGGTATCCTGGAGCGCACAGGAAGGCTTAAAAAGGGATTTAAAAGCAAATTAAGCACATTTCAGGTTAGAGTTTATAACCCAATTTCTTATTATCAATATCATCAATTGGGAGGAGGCTATTTGCCCCAAAGAGCTATGTTATTAACTCCAGAAGTATTAAAACAGGAAATTGTATCAATATTTGTTAAAAATATTAAGTCAGCAATCTCATGAATGAAATTTTAGACACATTAAGAACAACCCTTTCCGCCAGTTTAACAGGGAGAGGAATAACTACTNTTTTCAAAGGTAAGCAATTGATTCATGCACAATCTGATTTGCCAATGGTTTCAGTTTTTCAGATTGCGGAAAGAACCAAACGAAGTGGAACAGTAAGAGATCAGGTTGAATATGACATCGGGATTCAAGTTGCAGTCAATAGAAAAAAATATTTTGATAGTTCATCAGGACAAGGAACTCAATTAGACAGCCCAAAAGCAATAACGGATATTTTAGGAGAAAGGGAAACTGATGGTGATTTAAAAACAGATACAGTCATGGGTGTTTTGAATGCCAATTTAACTATTGGTAGTAAAGTTTTATATTTAGACAATACAGCAGTTACTTATGCTTCTTTGTTTGAAGATAAAGACTTCCCAATTGATACTGCGGAAGTTACTTTCACAGCTTATGATCGGCCCAATAGAATTTAACCTTTTTATTATATGATAGAAGATTACACCATAGAAAAAACCATCAGGGATGATGGGACAGAGATTGCCACCATCATTATAGTCCAGAAAAAATCTAAAAAGCAGGCTAAGGAGTCTGAGCCTGAAAGCAATTAATCTTTAACCATTATAAATAATGTCAGACGCAACATCTTATTCCAAGCTAGGCTACCTTATGACCGCAAAGGAGTCTGTTGCCGGAACCACAGTTTATCCAGATACAGCCCATGAATTGCTTTCAGAAAATATGACAGCTAATTGGGATTGGACCGCCTCTGGTACAATTGCTAATAGTCGATCGAAAAATTTCCGTCCAATCAAGAATCGTGTTGGGCCTTTCACAGGGGACATTACTTTCCTTGTAGAGCCAAATACTCTTGGGGAATGGCTTGGTGGTGTACTTGGTGATGCCACAGATACAACCATCGATGCGGGAGATTCTTACCAGCACGACTTTGAGGCGGAAAATACATTGCTTACTTATACGATGGATATTGCCATTGCAAATGAATCTTATGTCCATCGTTATATTGGGGCAAGAATTTCAAAGTTGGATTTTACAATCAATAATAATAAGCTACAGGCTACAGCCTCTATAATGGCGCAAAAAGCCTTCCAAAATGCTCGTGTGACAGTTGCAATCGGATCAGGTACGACTTTGACTGTTGACCAGACTAGCGGGCTTACAACGAGTGATACAATCCAAATTTTGGATGCTGACGCACCAAGCACTGTTTTGGCAGAGCTTACTATTGGAGCAGTTGTCAGTGAAACAGTTTTAACAGTTTCTACAATTGGAGTTTCTTTGGCAGTTGATGATATTGTTGTTATTAAACGCAATGTCAGCCCAACTTATACTTTATCAGATGAGCTTATTTTCTCAGGAGGAGCTTCTGCTTATTTTGGAGCAGGGACCAATGCAATCCAAGGCCTTTCTGCTGCAACCAATGTAGAGAATATGGAAGTTACCATTACTAATGATTTGGAAGCTCGATGGGCAGCTCTTGGCACAGATGTTGTAGATAGGATGCCTTCAACCATTCTTGTTAAAGGAATTGAAGTTAAAGGTTCATTCAGCAATTTCCATATCAATCCGGAGCATTTAGATCAATTAAGAGATTTGGAGCAAATTGGAACCCGGTTTACTTTCTTGGGAGCAACCATTGATGATAATGTAGCTGCTGCCGCTTCCGGAACTGTTGAAACTGATGGAGCAGGAACAATCACAGTTACTGTAGATGCTGCCGGTGAA